GCAAATATCATTTTCTAAATGTTTGGTTCATTATGTCATTAAATAAATCTTCAACCTCAAACCCGTAACTTTCTATTAAGTCATCAGGTAGGTTCTTAAAAGCTGCTTCGAATGGTTTAGTAAAAAAGAATGAAGGCTTTAAACCACGTGCGTAAATGTTTTTAGCAATTACATTTGCTATTGTTTTATAACTTCCTTTTTTAAACTTTCCTTTTTCATCTCTTAATCTTATGTTCCGTCTTTTCGCCCATTTCTCTAAACTACTAATAAACTTAGGCCAAGTTCCTGAATGCGAACCCGAACCAAATCTAAAACGGCTGTTTGGGGCCTGCTGGCCTCGTATCTTTGCGTTCTTTGAAACGTTGCTTGGATTAGCACCTTTAACACCTTGGTCTTGATAGTAGCCGTACTCTTCCATTTCGAAGTAAATACCGATTGAGTTCGGGAAGGCTTTTGCTTCGCCTTTAATTGAGTCGTATAGTTTCTTAGAAGCGTTCTTTCCAGTTGTCGTTAAATTCTTTTTTGCTTGACTAACAACGTGCTTTATAAATCTATCTAAAGTTTCTTGCCTGTTATCCATCGCAAACCGTCATTTCATTGCCTATCAAATAATCAAAAGTCATTGTCCAACCTGCTAAGTTATTTTCGAACCGCTCAATAAATGGTTCACAAGTTGGGTTACCGTCAATGATTCCTAAATTTAAAAAGTAGTCGCCACGAGTTAGTTTTTCGTAAACACGATTTAACATTGTTATTTGTGTGTTTAAAACGTCTTGCTCATTATCGTTACCTACAAAGATGTCAGTTGTTTCGTCTTTTGATATATCCACTACGTCCATAGCAATAATAGAAATATTATAACGAATAACATTACTTTCAAACGTTGCGTTATTTACAATGATATGAGCCAACGGGAATATAGTTTGTTTAGCTAAGTCGATTCTAAAAATATCCCCTTGCGTAACCGTGTTTACTAAGTCAGTTGCTTCTAACTCAGATTTAATAATGTTTAAAATTCCGTAGTAACTCATAATCCTTTTTTAAATTGTCTATTTAATTCACGTTGCTCAATTTCGATTTTTTGCTTTTCGAAAGTAAGGAAGGTAAGTGCTGTTGTAAGTCGAAGTCGGGTAACTTCTTCAAACTTTGTGATGTCTCCTTTAGCTGCTGCATATATGCTTTGATACCAGCCCCATTGTTTGCTAAATTGAGTTCTTTCGCTAAAGTCGTTGTCATTTCCTTGCTCGTCAGAATCTCCGTCTCCAAATAAGACAGGGTAGCCCCTAACAACTCGTTCTCTAAATTGTAAAAAAAAACCTTTGCTGCTAAGGCTATATCTAAACTAACGTTTTCCATTATTTCGGAATAGTTAGCAGAACTTTCGTAAGGCTCTATTTTATATTTGTCTCCGTGTTTTTCTACTATAGGCCTATACATAACAGCCATTGCCTTGTGAAACGTTCCTATATCGCTTATATTAGCCTCAAGGTCTATATATTCACCCCAACTCATATTCTCTAAGTTAGGAATAAACCCAAATTCAGTATCTAATACTTTAAAACGGTTTTTAAATTCGCTTTTTTGTTGGAACATCGTAGCAAAATGCTGGCTTAATACTTCGATTTCTTTAAACTGAATTTTAACTACGTCCTTTAGTTCAATACCACAAAAACATTGTATCATTTTTTCAGCTAAAAAAACTTCGTCATTCGTGTTTTTGGCAATAGCTAAAAATTTTTGATAGTGCTTTAAAGGTATCTCACTAAGTTTTGTTGGAACTATTAATTCTAACTTCATATTATTTAAACGTTTTATTATGTTTCTTGTAGTACACGGCAATAGCATACGCTTCACCTAACATCATTAAATGCTTTCTTATGCTTTGAGCGTCGTTAAAAACTATCTTTACACGTTTACCCGTTCGAATATACACATAATGCTCAACTTCTCGGGTCATTATCGGTGTGTCATCTGTCATTAACGTAAATTATATGTGCCGTAATTTCTTTTTAATCCTAAAGTTTCCATTTCATGATAACGGAGCGCGTCAATAGCGTGGTTATTATTGTCAATAGGTTTGTTCAATCGTGTTCCTGCTTTGTCTACGTCCCAACAATAAGCCCTAAGTTCTTTTATTAAATTAACGCTGTTTGCCGTCACTAAATATTCTTGTTGTTGCATAACATCAATTCCGTAGTTAATCGAATCCTTGCCCTTTGTAACACCCTTAATTGTTATTCCGTATCGTCTTATTTCGTCTATTGATTTGGGTTCGGAACTATCAGCGTAAACTGGTACGTGTTTTGGAAGTCTTTTAGCTATATCGCTGTTTAACATTCCTGTTTGATAAACTAATTCATTTAATATTCGTGTTCCGTTATAATTGTAAATCTCAATAGCTGAAGTAGGGTCGTTCGTGTAACCAAAGTCTAATCCAATACCCACTAAACGAGCATCACTCGGTAACTGGTCTATTTGTTTCCAATTACTAAATATAACGCCCTCGAGCATTCCTATTTCACCTAATCCATAAACACGCCACCAATTAGCCCAATAACTACTCGTTTCAGCTTTTAAACGATTCTTTTCTATTTGTTCAACTATTGATTTGTCTAAGGCTTCGTTATCCTTGTAAGTAAGTATTATAAACTCGGAGTCGGGTTCGTCTTTTAGTTCCGTATGTACCCAAAATTCGTTAGCAGGGTTAAAGTCTAAATAAACAGCTTTCTTTGTACGTATTGCTAACTCGTTATAACTTTCAAAGGTTATGTTATTACATTCGTTTATATAAAGCACGTCACGCCTTGCACCTCTTAATTTACTTGAGTCGTCAGCACTAAAAAATTCAAAACTTGAACCGTTTAAAAATTGATAAGTTAAAAGTGATTTGTTAAATTGTGCTTCGTGCCATTTACTCATCCACTTCATTATTTTAATAAAGTCTTTTAAAGCCCCTCGTCTTAAATGTGGTATTGATTCAGCTACAACGCTTATTTCTATTCCAGGAACAGCAGAAGCACGGGCAATTAACACGGCTAAAATTCCGTACGTTTTCGCAGCACTTGTGCCACCTTGAACAATACGAACCCGCTTTTTTAACTTAAGTATTTTATTCGTCGAAGTCGTCCGCTGAAACATCGGGGAAGATTGGTTGTTCTACTATTGTTTGTTCTATTTGTTGTAATGGAGCACCATAACCGCTATCCATTAACGCTTTGTATGCAGATACATCGCCCTCACGCATTTTTTTAACCAATGCTAAAGTTCCTAAATCTTCTTGAGATAAAATTTGTTCTTCACCTGTAATTGGGTTCTTTGCTTTTTGTGTTGTCTCAAGCCATAAACGTGCTATTGTGCTTCTATTCTTTTGTCCTTTCTTATATCCTGCAGGGTTTCCGCTTTCTCCTTTTTTCCACGCAGGTTTTAAATTATCTTCTTTTGCCATAATCGGTGCTTTATCGGTGCTTTTATTTTTTTTTATTGATTAAATCTTTATCAATACAAACTTTTAAATGGCATTGGATATTATTCATTGAATAACAAATTACTTCTGCTTTATTATCTTCAACATATTGCATAAACAATCCTTCGTGTTTTTGATTTCCAATTAACCAATATATTTTTTGACCTATTTCCATGATTTTTTTTTTGTAAATATATGGAAAAGCCTTATTTATCTACAAATTCAAAATTAAATGTTTTTACTCCTTGTTCTCTAAATCCTCCACGTCTTAACATATTTAATCCTGTTTTCATTTTACCCATTAATCTTTTTTCTCCTAAAAATATCCATTGTGGCTGTTTTTTCATTGCTTTAAATACGGGTATAGCAGAAAATTTAGCCATTATTCTGCAATTTATTTTTGATTGAAGAATTTTACTTGTTTCATTTATTAATTTAATACCTAATCCTAAACCATTGTAATCAGGATGTATTACTGTTCTATTTGAATGGTATATTATTTTGGTTCCGTGTTTATGTGGTGTATAATTTGCAAAACATTGAAAACCAATTTGATTATTATTATGAAATATACCATATAAATAAATCTTTCCTCCAGGTAATAATTCACTCAAATAATGATATTTGCTAAAATATTTCCACGATTCTCGTCCGACTTCTTTAATTGTAAATTCGAGTTTTTCTCGCTCATTAAAAAAAAAATCATCCGACTTCGGAAGTTCAAAATTTTGTTTATTACAATCAATTAACCAATCGGGTTTTACCCATTCGAGTATATCGTAATGACAACTTAATAAAATAATTTGTTTGTTATGTTTTTTAGCAAATTTATGTAAACATACGCTCATTGCTTTTGCTACTGTTCTGTCTACTACACTTGTCCATTCGTCTATACATA